CGTCAAAGGAAAGCAAGGCGACGGTAGCAGGTTTTGGCCTCGCAATCCGACGCGGCACAATAAGGGCCGGATTGACCTCTACGTCCTCGACACGACGGCCGGCAAAGATGCCGTCTACTCGCGCCTCCGCGTCGAGGCGCCGGGGCCGGGATATTGCCACTTCCCGCGGAGCGCGACGCCGTCCTATTTCGCGGAGCTCACCGCGGAGCGGCGAACGGTGCGCTACAAGAAAGGGCACCGGGTCAGCGTTTACACGTGTCCGCACGGCCGGCGAAACGAGGCGCTCGACGTGCGCGTCTACGCCTACGCGGCGCTTCAGGGCCTCCGCTCGGCTAAGGTCGACCTCCGCGCGGAGCTTGACAAGCGGCGCGGGGGTGGCGACGCTAAACCGGCCGTCCGTGCGTCCTCGCCCTCTCCGGAGGTGCAGCACGCCAGCGCGGCGGAGACGTCGTCCGGTAGCACGGCGGGCGGCCGGCGGCGTCTCTTCTTGAATCGTCGCGAGGGGTGGATCGGCCGATGACGACAGCAGAAGAGCTCGCGGCGCTCAAGTCCGCGCGGAATCGCGGCGTGATGGAAGTCGGGCACGGCTCCAAAAAGGTCAAGTTTCAGTCGCTCGCCGATATGAACGCGACGATCGCACGGCTTGAGCGCGAGCTCGCCGCAACGAGGCCGCCGGTGTCCGGCCTCGCCGCTCCTCGGAGGGGCTACTAATGCCCTGGTGGAATCCGCGGACGTGGGGCCGTAAGGCGCTCCCGGCCGGGCGCCGTGAGTATGAGGCGGCCTCGCAGTCGCGCCGTATGTCCGACTGGCAAGCGGGCGGAAAGTCCGCCAACGCGGAGGTGGCACTCGGCGGCCGGTATCTCCGCGAGCGGTCGCGCGACCTCGTCCGGAACAATGCCTACGCGGTCGCCGCGCTCCGTGCTTTGGTGACAAACATTGTTGGCGAGGGGATCGTCCCGCGCTCGGTGGGGCCGTCGCAGGCGGTCAATCGAGCGGTCGACGCGCTCTGGAAACGTTGGGCGCCGAAAGCGTCGGCGGTCCTCCCGATCGGCGTCTACGGCTTGCAGTCGCTCGCGGTGCGTTCCTGGCTCGAGTCGGGCGAGGTGCTCCTCCGTCGTCGCCGTCGCCGGCCGGAGGACGGAATCCCGGTGCCACTTCAGGTGCAAGTGATCGAGGCCGATCAGCTTTACGCTGCCAAGTCGGAGGAGCTCGGCGCCTCCGGCGCGCGGATCGTTCAGGGCGTCGAGTTCGACGCAATCGAGCGGATCGTCGCCTATCACGTTTTGAGGAACCATCCAGGGGAGGCGTCGCTTGGACTTCGCGCGCTCTCGCAGGACACCTCGCGCGTCGAGGCGGCGGACATCGCGCATTTATTCGAGCCGACGCGGCCGGGACAAGTCCGGGGCGTGCCCTGGCTCACGCCGGGAATGCGCCGCTTTCGCGACCTCGACTCATACGAGGACGCGGAGATCATGCGCAAACGCGTTGAGGCGTGCGTAACGGCGATCGTCTACGGCGACGAGCTCGAGGAGGAGGGGATCGCCGCAAAGGTCACGGACGCCAATGGAAACATCGTCGAGACGATGGAGCCGGGCTTGATCGCCTACGCCCGCGGCGGCAAGGAGATCGAGTTCAATTCGCCCTCGAGCGTCGGCGGCTATGCCGAGTTCAAGCGGGCGGAGATCCAAAGCATCGCGGCGGCGACGGGCCTTACTTACGAGCTCCTCTCCGGCGACCTCTCGCGCGTCAACTACTCGTCGATTCGTGCAGGGCTGATCGAGTTCCGTCGCATGGTTCGCCAGCTTCGGGCGAACGTCGTGATCCCGATGGCGTGCGATCCGCTCTGGCGTTGGTTCATCGAGGCCGGGCTCGCGTCCGGTCAATTGCCGATGCCTCCCGCGGGCGTCTCAATTGAGGACGCCTACCCGGTGCGATGGTCTGCGGCGCGCTTCGAGGAGGTCGACCGCGTGAAAGAGGCGGCCGCCGACGAGGCGGAGCTCCGCAACGGGACGGCGACGCTTCCGCAGGTCCTAGCGCGACGCGGCGAGGACTGGCTTGACGTGCTCGACGAGGCGGAGCGGGTCAAGCTCGAGATCGAAGCGCGGGGCCTCTCGTTCCCTTGGCTCTCCGGCGCGGCGAGCTCGGCGCCTCCGGCCGATGCACCGGCCGCGGCGGCGCCTCCCGCGGACGACGACGAGGACACTTCCGCGGACGACGAGGACGAGGACGACGACGCGACGGACGACGACGCGACGGACGAAGAGGCGCCTCCGGACGACGGAGAGGACGCGGACGATTGAGAAAGTCGGCGACGCCGTCCGCGTCGGGCTTTCCGCGATCTGGCGTGACGCAAAACACGCGATCGGCTCGAGGCGCGCCTCGACGTCGACGTTGACAGGGCGGCCGGCGCCCGTAGGAAATAGAACGATGACCGATCTTCACAAGTCCCGCCCGTCTCCCGGTCCCGCGTCGATCCGCGCGGAGATCGTGACGGACTCGATTTCGCCGGAGGCGCGTACCGTTCCGATCGTATTCACGACGGGCGCCGTTGTCCGCCGATGGCGGTGGGCCGATGACGGATGGTCGATCGAGGAGTACGACGAGCGGCTATCGCTCGCGCCGGGCGCGATGCGAACGCAATTCCTCGACTCCGGCCGGGCGCCGTTCCTCGACGCTCACGACTCGCGGTCAAACGACTCCGTGATCGGCGTCATCGAAGCGGGCTCCGTCAAGCTCGACGAGCGCGCGGGCCGCGGCGAGGCCGTCGTCCGCTTCGACGATACGGAGCTCGCAGAGCGGCGCTTTCGTAGCGTCCGCTCCGGCATTCTCCGCAACGTCAGCGTTGGTTACAACGTCCACACGTTCACGGAGACGCGCAAAGCGGACGCGAAGAAAGGGATCGTCCGCGAGCTCCTCGCGACGGACTGGGAACCGCTCGAGGTGTCGCAGGTTCCGATAGGTGCCGATCGCGACGCGGAGACTCTACTCGCGGCGCGTGCCTACGCGTCGCAGCTCCAAGCAACGGTAACGACTCACGAGAGAGGCGAAGAAATGCAAGATCACAAGGGCACGGACGGCGCGGCCGCCAGTCAGACTATCGACCTCGAGGCCGTGCGGCGCGAGGCGGCGCAAGCGGAGAACGTCCGCCAGATCGAGATCCGGACGGCCGCTCGGCTGGTCAAGCTCGACGAGTCGGACGCCGTCGTCGCGGAGGCGCTTCGCTCGCCTTCAATGTCTGCGAGCGCGGCGCGCGACGCGATCCTCCGTCGTGCGGCGGAGCGCGACGACGCGACCGTGACGCGCGCGGCGCGCGGCGCGGAGCTCGGCGTCGAAGAGTCCGAAAAGCGCGGCGCGGCCGTCGTGCAAGGACTCATGGCGCGTGCGCATCCCGGCCAGTTCAAGATCACCGATCCGGAGGTCGCGCACTATGCCTCCCGGTCGCTTCTCCAGATCGCGGAGGACGCGCTCCAGTCCCGCGGGATCAACACCCGTGGGATTTCGCGCTCGCAGATCGCGGAGCTCGCCCTCCGTCGCTCGGAGGTGTCGCACGCTCGCGCGGGCGGGATGCACTCGACGAGCGACTTTCCGCTCGTCCTCGCGGACGTGGCGAACAAGTCGCTCCGGATGGGATACGAGGGCGCTCCGCGCACGTTTCTCCCGTGGGCGCGTCGCGTCTCGGCGTCCGACTTCCAGAGCATCAAGCGCGGTCCGCTTTCGGGCGGCCTCGCCCTGGCTCAAGTGCCGGAGGGCGGCGAGTTCACTCGCGGGACGACTCACGAGGCGCGGGAGTCCTACGCGATCAAGACGTACGGGAAGATCGTCGCGATCACTCGCCAAGTCCTGATCAACGACGACCTCGACGCCTTTTCGCGGGTGCCCTTCATCTACGGCGCCGCGGCGGCGGACCTCGAGTCGGACACCGTCTACGGCGTGCTCGGGAACAATGCGGCGCTCGCCGACGGCGTGGCCCTCTTTCACGCGACCCATGCGAATCTGGGGACGCCGGGCGCCCCGTCCGTGACGACGCTTGGCGAGGCGCGGAAGATGATGCGGCGACAAACCGATCTGGATGCGTCGCGCCTTCTCAATCTGCAAGGGCGATACCTGATCGTGCCGGCCGCGCTCGAGACGACGATCGATCAACTTCTGGCGCAGACGACTCCGGCGCAGTCGTCGCAGGTCACGCCGGAGTTCATCCGGTCGCTCGTCCCGATCGTCGAGCCGCGCCTTGACGACTTCAGCGCGACCGCGTGGTATCTCGCGGCGGAGTCGGGGCGCATCGACACGATCGAGTTCGCCTACCTCGCCGGGGAGGAGGGCGTGCAACTCGAGACGCGTTCCGGCTGGGAGGTCGACGGCGTCGAGGTCAAGGCGCGCCTCGACTTCGGAGCCGCGGCGATCGATCACCGCGGGATGGTGAAAAACGCGGGCTAATCGGCACCGGCGGGCGCGAGCTCGCCGGACCTCGACGATCTCAACACTCACGACCGGCGGCGCCGGAGGACTTCCAGAATGGACAACTACACGCAAAGCGGGGATATCCTCTCCGTGACGGCCGGGGAGACGATGGTCTCCGGCCGCCTCTACGACATCGGGAACGGCCTCTACGGCGTCGCGCAGTCGGACGCGGCGAGCGGCGATCTCGTCGCTCTCGTGCGCAAGGGGCGGCTTACGCTGCCCGTCGTCGCGGGCTTGACCGCCGAAAAGGGCGATCCCGCCTACTTCGATCCGTCGCCGACGGGCGACGTGTGCGCCAAGGCGTATGGGCCTCGCGTCGGGCACTTCGCGGCGGACCTCGGCTCGAGCGACACGACCGCGGACGTGATCCTCGACGGCGAGCCGGGCGTCGTGTTCCTCGACTTCGTCGCGGTCCTTGACGGGTCCTCCGGCCTCGCGATCGGATCGCACGCCTTTGGGCCGGAGTTTCCGATCGGTGCGCGAGTCGTTCAGGCGAACATCAACGTGACACAGACGTTTACGGACGGCGCCACGGACGCGGCGACGATCGCGATCGGCTGGCCGACGGACGACGCGTCGGGCATCGACGCGGCGATCGCGATCTCGGACGCTTCGAATCCCTGGGACGCAGGATTCCGCCAGAGCGATACGACGCACTCGGCGCCCTCGCCACGCATGACGGCGCGGCGGCGCTTGACGGCCGTGGTGGCGGTCGCTCCGATCACGGCCGGTCAACTCATCGTCACCGGGACCTATGTGGTGACGCCGGCCTAATCCGGCTCGAGGGTTCAGTCGATGGCTTGGGATCTCGCCGATCTGGCAAACGTGGCGGTAGAGCAGACGTTCAAGACGTCGATCACCTACACGCGCTCGGTCGGCGGGGTCTCGACCTTCGACGCCGTCTTTGACCGCGACTTCGCGGCCGTCGATCTCGGGCCGGCGCAGGT